CATGACTTTGTCATGTTACCCTTCATTGGGTCTTGCCTTTGGCAAGCCTTCTCGGATGAGACAGAACCATCTGCCAATGGTACTATGATGAATCGAGCTAGAAATGGCTATATCTGAAGTACTCGATACGAGTGTGCTTCAAGAAACTGGCTTGACTTATCGTGGTCCTTTCCATGTTAAGCCATCTGCCAGTAGGACACTTGCTTTTCTTAATCGTGAGGGTCCGCTTCTTGTTGAATGGTCAGTACTTAATGGCCTTAGGGCTATGGGTTATGACCTCGATGAGGTTAGAGATAACAAGAGTCAGTATGAGCCACAGAAGTTGGTATCTGCTCTGGAGCGGTATGGAGTACCCAGAGATCTGTCCTCTTGTCGACTCCAAATCCTTGAACGTGCTAAGGATTTGACCTTAAGAGCGTTTTCTAGGAAGGCTGACTTCCGACCTCTTCCATTAGATGAAGGTCTCGAAAGATTCATTCATGGTGAGAAGAGCTCCGGACTCCCTGATCTTGAGCGAAAGAAGGACACTTTCCTCGTAGATCTTGAGCGGGCAAAGAGAGTTGCCAGTGGGTCACGAGCACCTGATCCTTGTGTCGGTTTCCACAGGGTTCAACATGGAGATACTGGTCCTAAGACCAGATTGGTTTGGGGTTATCCACAATCCATGTTCCTGCTCGAGTCTAGATTTGCGCCCCTGCTCATCGAACGTTACCTCGATGAAGAGACTCCAATGGCCTTTGGGCTGTTTAAGTCGCAGGTGTCAGCAAGAATGCAATCCATAAGGAATAGTGGTTTGCGTTATAGCCTGGATTTTTCTGGCTTTGATGCTACCATTGCTCCTAGTCTAATCGACTTCGCCTTTGGATGTCTTCGTAATTATTTTACGATGAATGAAGAAGAGGAAGCGTGTTGGAATAAACTTGTGAACTATTTCATTCACACTCCTATAATGCTTCCAAATCAAGAGATTTGGGTTAAGCACCAAGGTGTCCCTAGTGGAAGTTATTTCACTCAGATGATTGATTCTATTGTCAATTATCTCGCTATCACCTATGCGTGGTTGAGGGCTACGGACCAACCGATTCCAGACGAAAAGGTTCTTGTGTTGGGCGATGATTCTATTGTCGGCCAGTCCAAGTTTACCTCCCTTGACTTGCTAGCATTGTATTTTTCTGAGCTAGGATTGAAGCTCAATAGCAAGAAAACAGGGCTCTCGAAACAAGGGGAAAGTGACCCTGAGTTTCTAGGTCACGTTTGGCGTAGAGGATATCCTGATCGTGATGAAATTGAAATCGC